TGCAACCGTTGATGATTGAAATCAACAATATGACTCAACAATTAGAAAAGGTACAGCAAAGCACACAAAAGAAGAGCAAAAACACGATGTGGAAACTTGATGCTACTCGTATGGAGCAGTTGTTTGGTGGCCACCGACAAACCATCACTGAGATAGCACGGGATGTTCTTCTTCCAAAATACCTTGAGCATGACCCCGATGCCTTCAATCCCGACGAGCCGGAAAAGTTCATCGCTAACACACATCAACTGATGCGTGATGCTCAACGCTACATTGTGTCCGTTCCTCACAGTGTGCATGGTATCTCTTCAATCAACTACGGTTTGCAGGCTTCTGTACGAGACACCGACCCTGCGGCGCAAAATCCATTCCATGCTACCGTTGCCAATCATTTGTCCACAGACGGTATGATGGTTGAGGCTGACGAAAATGCTGACAAGTTGTTGGACAAACTTGGTATTCAACGAACTCCCGTTGCAAAGGAAAAGGCCGAAGAACTCATTGATATGGTGAAAGAAAGGGGTGCGCCGTTACAAGTCTCTACAATCAAAAACATTCTTCTCAGTGGTAAAATCTCAAGCATTGACGGACTTGACCTCAATCATTTTACCGACGAAGAGATGATGAACAAGCCCGAAGAAGAGTTAGACGACCATCAATCATTCTATCGTCATGCACGAGAAAACGGGTATCACCAAGCCATGAATCACTTTTCACAGCAAACTGACAAGAAAGCGTGGGGTGGTCACCTTTCCCACGCTATTCCACGGGCAATGGGTATGAAACTCAATCCTCAAATGTTCAAGGATTCTTTGAAAGCCGCTGGTATCGGCACTGTTAAGGGCGATATTCACGGTGCAAAGAATTTCAAAAGTAAATCAAAGGCTCGTAAAACAAACGACACCAAGAATCACCTTGACACTATTGTTCATTTTGACCCTCGTGTGCTTGAGGAAGAGGAAGGAGTGTTCACGCCCGACTTAGAAATTCCCGAAACGGCAGGCATGTCGCAGTATCCACTGGGCATTCCCTCGCCCGCACACGCAGGGTTGACGGACAACTTTGACAGTGGTGCATGGCATCATGGGTACGAAAAAACACCTACGCTTGGGGCTGAGTTTGGTGATGATGGTACAATTCACATCGGTTCAAATGTGGGCACAGGGCTATACCATTCTGTACCGCAAGACTTGGCCGCTATGATTCACGGAAAAGAAGTGGCACAGCAAGTGTATGCAAATGCTCCTCCTCCTCAGTACCCCGACAATCCTCATCAAAGTATGAACATGGAAACAGCAGAAACAGCGAGCACTATTCCAACAACGATTGCGGCGAGTGAAATGACTGAACTCATTACCTCACTACTTGACCCGGATGTGTTGCTGAGTAAGAGTGACGATGCAAAATGGAGTCCTGCTGTTCGGCCCATGCACCGCATTTTTGATTTGGCTGACCTTGAACACCTTCGTGGCTTCAGCGGCTCGTGGGTTGTAAGTAAATGGTATGATGGAAAGCGAATCATCATTGTACGCAGTGATGACGAGATTACAGCGTATGATGAGAATGGTCGTAAGAAAGGACTACGCAAAGCCACCAAAGAAGCCCTTGAAAAGATGAACGACAAAAACTACACGCTGGATGCTATTCTTGGTGAAGAAGAGTTGAACATCATTGACATCATCAATTACGACGATACGAATGTAGGTGAAATGCAGTTGTTTGAACGATTGAAAATACTTCGCTCACAATTTGACAGTCAAGAGCCTGTGATTGTACCCGGCCCACACGATACTCGCATGACGGACGATGATGGACTGGCTGACGCTGTGAAGAACCTCAAAGACGACCACGACAACATTTTGTTGCGGGACAACAAATCCACCTACATGCGTGGAGAGCGACGACATCCAAAGTGGATTGTGTACCGTGATAGCCGAGATTTCAACTTCATTATCCTTGACCGTCGTGGCAAAGGCCCGTACACCTATCAGTTGGGTGCTGGCCCAATCCTTGAGGTTGAAGGACTTGGGAACCGAGCGATAGAGCATAAGGGAGAGCATTACATGGATGTGGGTACAGCACACAACCAACGCAAGGTGTTCAAAGTTGGCGACATTGTTCGTGCCTCCATCACGGGCATATCCAAGAAAAATCGCAAGAATCGGCCTGTGTACAATGTACAAGTCAAAGAGTTGGAGGGTGAAGGTGAAGGAGAGGGTGCGGCCAGCACAGAATCCCTTGACCTCATGACCAAAGCATTCGCACCAATTCTTATTCCTCACGACATTCAAATCTTGGAATCACAGATTCAAATCGTTTTGAAGGGAGTTGATACAGTAATGTACAACATGGAAGAAATAGGCGATGCTTGGTATGTACATTCTCCTAAGAGCACAATGGGCGATTTGACCAAGACTGATTATCCTGTGGTGTTGGCTGAAAGTCTCATGCCGTTTTGGTCGTCGGTTGCCCCACTGTTGGTAAAAGGAATACTCAGTAAAGAAACTGAAAGTGATGTTATGCCGAAACTTCCTTCAAAAGAACGCACTGAAGACCAAAGTGCAGGTGTTCTTGAAGAAGATGATGATAACCGATTACTCAAACCAAATCAAACCAAGAAGGCATTGGAACTTATCACACGGGCCTTGGACAAAATCAGTAAGGAAAAAATGACATGGACTGGCCCAAAAGGACTTGGAATTGATGTCGGTACACCTCAAGAATCACCTCGTGGCCCAACCCAACTCCGTCACGAATCCACTCTACCGGATTTTGACGGTGAAAAGAAAATTACTGATGAAAAGAAAGAGAAGAAAACCGAGCGACTGAATCACATTCAAGTGGAAACAGATGAAGGTGAAAAACTCTCTATAGACTACGACAATGACCAGCCGTTGGTGTCTCACCAATAGCGTGTGATATAAATACCATAACAGATAGTCGGATGGTCAATGCTAAGCGTTCAACGACCGACTGACGGTATCACTCTCCTCAAGAGTGGTAACGATTTGGTTGTTGCTGGCTACGCATCAGTTGAACTTGTTGACAAGCAAGGCGACCTTATTACTCGCTCCGCCCTAAAAGATGCCTTTGATGGCTTCATGAAGGGTGAACAATACCGCAATGTGCAATTGGCTCACTCCAACATTCAAGTTGGTGAAGTCATTGACTCGTACATTGATTCCAACGGACGCATGTGGAAATCCGAAACGGATGACACTGGACTGTTCGTTGTTGTTAAACTCCGCAACGATATAGAGAAGGCTCGTGAAGTAGCCGCTGAAATCCGCAAGGGCAACCTTCGTGGATTTTCTATTGGAGGGCAAGCATTCAAGCGAGTGCGAAAGTCCGACATGGAAAAAGGCGACTACCAAGAGATTTCAAAAATGGAGTTGCATGAGGTAACGATTTGTGAGAAGGGTATCAACCCCGAAGCACAATTCCGCATTTTAAAGGAGGACACCACTATGACAAACGAAAACAGTGATTTGACAGAAATTATGTCACGACTTGAAACCCGACTGGATGCCATGGAAAAAGGAGAACTACCTCCTCAACTCCGTGAACACATGAAGGGTAAGGGCAGTGATGAAGAAAAGAAGCCCGAAAAAGAAGAAGGTGACGAAATGAAAGACGAAAAGAAAGACGACGACAAGATGTACATGGACAAAGGAGAATACTCCGATGTTATTTCCTCCGAATATCTATCTTGGATGGAAAACACCCTCAAGTCGGCTGGTGTTGACACTGATGGTGCTCGTTTCCACTTTGACCAACTTGAGAAAGCCCAACTTGGTGGCTTTGACAACCCCGACGCTGTTGACGGTGCTGACTACTTTGCTGGTCAAGTCCGTGGCCGAGGACAAGAAAACGGTTCTCCTTCAACAAACGCTATCAGCGCAATTACCGCTTCCGGTGGTAAAACTCCTGCCGGTGCAATGGGGCCAGCCTCATTGTCCAAGGGATACCTCAACTCCGAGAATGTGAGTGAGGCTGACCTTGAAGCCGCTTACGAAGTGTACAAAGCCGCCGCTATGGAACAAACTTTCCGAAACAATCTTGAAGGAAACTTTGCTTCTCGCTTCAACAACGAAATGGAAGTTGCAAAATCACAGGCTGAAAAAGCCGCCTTTGACGCACGAGCACCACTTTCAGACATTGTGAAGTCAATTGAGGCTCTTTCCGAGCGCATTGACAACATCGGTACAGGAGCAGGCACGACCATTCAAAAGTCGGTTGCATCCATTGACATTCCCTCAACGCAAGACATGGCGAACATGGGGTGGGACGAAGTTCACGCCCTTGCACATCGCACCCTGCGTGGGGAATGAACACACAAATAAATGAGGTGAAATGATATGGCAAGAGACTACATCCGAAACATTACTGACATGGAACGATACTACTACGGCGCAGGCAACGCAATGGGATACTCCTACTCCGGTAGCGAGTTGCTCAAGGCTGACGCTCCAATGCTGTCCACCACGGCTGGTACTTACCAAGCCATCTACGGACGCAAGGTTTGGAGCCAGTTGAACCAAGAGTTCAACGCCTTCTCCATCCTCCCCAAGCGACCTTGGGAACGCAGTGGTTGGCGAGTCATCACCGAGCGTCCTTCCTTTACGGTTGGCGGCGGTGTTGCAGAAAACGCTACGCTCCCTGACACCACCAAGCCTACCTTCCAACACATTGCCGCAAAGCCAAAGACTGTTGTACACACCTTTGACATGAGCGAAACCGCAATGTTCCTGTCCGACAAGGACGATGGATTGGGCGACATTCGTGCAATTCTCAAGGAAGAGATGGGTAAGCACCATGCAGAACACATCAACAAGATGCTCACGACTGACAAAGCCACTGTTGCAGGGAACGACTTTGAATCCCTTGACCGTGTGACCGTTGGTGCATCTGCTGGTTCAACTGAAGATATGTACTCCATTGACCGCAGTGCAAACTCGTGGTCGCTCGCTGAGCACAATGAAAACAGTGGTGCTGACCGCAACTTGTCCCTTGACCAGTTGGATGACCTGTTCCAAAAGATATGGACTCGTGGTGGAAACCCCAAGGTTATCCTTACCGGATACGACACTTTGATGCGCCTACAACAACTCCTCCAAAGCCAACAGCGGTTTATGGAAGAGAAGCGTGTCACCCCTACCTACAACGGTGTGAAGGGTGTTCCCGGTATTGAAGCAGGTTTCATTGTGGCTACCTACAACGGTGTCCCAATCATCCCATCCAAGGACATTCAAACGGACACTTTGAGCCGTATGTACTTCCTTGACACGGATTACCTGTACTTCAGCACTGCAATTCCAACCCAATACTTTGAGAGCGGTATTGAAACTGGCGACCCATTCGCTATCAACCGCCTCGGACAAGAAGGAATGTACCGCACCATGGGAGAACTATGGACGACTTTCTTCGGTGGACACGGCTCAATCCGTGACCTCAAGTGAGGGTTGAAAACAAAAAACATGGATGTGTAAATTATGACGACAGAAACGAAGACACAAAAAGGCTTGACCATTTCATTTGACGATGGCGATTTCTCCACTGGAACTGTATCAGTTCTTTTGGACTTGGATATGCGAACTGGTACCCCTGTTGATGAAACGGGTTGGTTGAACGGTAACGCTGGTGGTTCATACCCCGGCACCCTTACTGGTTTCACCGCTCAAAACACTGACGGAAACGCAGTGGGTAGTATGCGAATGGTGACCATCGGGTTTACTTTGGCAGATGCCGATGAGCAAGTGCTGGTTATTACCGCAGGTGCATCAAAGATTATCGGTGTGCTCGGTACTACTTTCGCAGTAGCCGACAAGACTCTATCTGCAACTTTCACCAACACTGGTGCCGCACCTGCCGCTAAGACTGGTGCCGCTCTTCCAGCAATTGTCCTTCACGGCGAGGCTGGCGGTGCTGGAACGGTGACCGTAGTGATGCTTAACTGAGTGTGATTGAATGCCCACAGTGACCTACACCGGCCCATTTTATGAGCGAAGGCGACGGGATACTCCCGCCCCTTGGCTCCGTAGTGAGGTCGTAGAGGTCACGCAAGACTGGCTGAATGAGTGGCGACACACGCTACCCGCTAAGCATTTCTCCATTGAAGGAGATGAAGGAGCCACCGTTGACGGTGGCAATGACGGCATCCCCGACAGCGGTTGGTCACGAAAGGACATCCTTAAGTGGTTGACCGACAACGGAGTTAGCAAGGGTAGCGGGTATCTTACGAAAACCGCCGCTCTTGCTCTTGTAGAAGGGCATTTGAATCCCACAGAATGAGGTGAAAAAATATGGCAATAACAATTGACCCACGAACATCAGTCTTTGGCGACCGCATGGTAGTCACTGGAACATACGAAGCCGCAGATGCGAGCATTGACCTAAGCAGTTTCCTTTCGGAAATTGACATGGCAGTTCTCACACCAATCGCTGGTAGTCCTATCAATGTAGAAGTTGGCACAGCGGCAGACGGTAGTGATGCAGAAGCCACGCTTTTCCGAGAGTTTGCTACCGTGGCGGCTGGTACAACAACCGTCACCATCAACAAGCCGGGTGGGGCACACACTCCCGCTGTACCTGCCGCTGGTGGAAGTTTCATTGCAATTGGTCGTCGTGCTTGAGGTGATTCCTCGTGGCGGCATTGACCAAGATTGGCGTAAAAGTCTTTGGCCCGTTCTCCCCAAAGGAGTTCAGTGACCTTGGTACGCTTCAAACGGCAATCCAAACGGACATCCAAGCAATAGCAGACTCAAGTAGCACCAGTTCAGTGGTTGACACTGAGGTGTTTCCTGTGTTGGGCAACTATTTCGTTATGGTGACCTATCAACTCGCATGATGTTGAGGGGTTAGCATGGGGTTTGATGTCCGAAACATAGACTTGAGCGACATTACCCGTGCTGGTAAGCAAGGTCGCAAGGCTGATTATCAGTACGGTAGTGAAGTGGTAGCCAAACCACAGCATCCTCTTGAGGGAGTGACACAGTCTCAACGAAACCGTAATCAAGAAATAGGAGACATCCTTAACATTGGTTCGGGTACACGCTGTAAGCACTGCGGGTTCCTTCACTTTTTGTGGAGAGCCACCTGTGGGGCTTGCGACAAACCAATGGACTACAACTTAGGACACCGTGATGAAAAGAAGAGGTTGTGAATATGAAGGTACTTATCAAAGCAATGCGACCGCACCGACAAAAGGTGTTGACAGAAGACGGACAAGAGATGCGCCTACAACAATGGGCAAACAAAAAAGCAGGTGCTACCCTTCGTAGTAGTAATGTGAGTGGCTTAAGGCCACATTATTCAACCGAACAATTCCAACAGGCTCGTGACGCTCTCATGCGTGAGGCTGTAGCCAATCCCGATGAACATGGCCTCAAGTTCATGGGCGAGCGTATGCCCTTTGAGGGTCAAACCTTGGAAGAGTCGCTGAGCGAACCCGATGTTGAGGGCGAGCGAGCGGCTGTTGACCAAGAGTTTGCCCCGGAAAAACCCGAAACGCCCGACATTTTTGATGAGCAGGGCAAACTTCGCCAAACGCTTCCGCAAGAAGAGGAGGAAGAGGAGTTTGACCCCGATGCTGAGGCTGAACACCTCCGCCGCATCATGACTTCTCGTGATGTTGCTATTCGTGATGCTTGGAGCGTGTTGAAAGAAATGCCACAGTGTAAAGTTTGTCAAGGAAAGTTGGAAGAAGTTCACCCCGGTGGAGGGGAAATGGTTTGTATGAATGCAAATTGTCCAGCAGTAATGAAGATACAAAGCGAAGGCCAACCACCAAGACTTCGTTTCCCGGCAGAAATGTTCCCAACTGGTAATTTTAATTCTCTTGAAGAAATGACAGAACATGCTCGTAATAACCCCGACTATTCAAAGGACATGTATTCGTGAGGGGGTTTGATGTATGCCAGTAGTGTTCAGTCCCGGTGAGCCGGAAACCCGGCCTCTTGACCCATCTGCTGTTGCATATTGCACCGCTCAACAAGTCGCTGACCTACTGGACATTGGCCCACAAGAAGCCATTCTCATGAGTGCTGATGCTGACACGGACGCAGTGTACATCACAGGCAACGAGTATCGTCAAGTAGGCTTTAGCGTAGGCGACAAAATTCGTGTGTACAGCGATGCTGACCCACTGGGTGAAGAGGAGTTGACCATCACTGCCATCGGTAAAGGTACTGGTGGCAAATCGGGGCATGTCAAAATTACTTTTAGCGGAGCAACGCTAACAGCATCGGACTATCAAGTGGCTGACAACGGGTATGTACAGAACAAAGCCTCGTTCACCAACGGGCGTGTTCGTGGCATGACCAAGGCAAAAGTGGAGCATGTTATTCTCAAAATGCAAGACCGCATTGACAACATGACACGCAACGCATGGCGACCGTATTTGGTGTCGGCTGAATACATCAACTTTGACACTTACAAGCCATATCGCCGCCGTTATTATACGGATTATGTTGGTACAAGCCCTCTTTTGTTCCGAAATATACAACAAATGCTCCGCATTGAATTGTGGCAAGGCGACGACTACCGTGAGATTTGCGGGGCTGAGGTTCGTATCAAGTTCAACGATGTATCAAGCCTTTCATCAGCGGCCATCTACCTATCACCCGGCAATGGTAGCGTGGCTACGCTTGCACAAGGCACAGGCACGGGCCAGTGGCGTGATGATTTTGATGCCACCACCGTCGCCCAAAACTTCGCTGACCTCATCAACAAAGAGGACAGGGTGGACAAGGCGGCTGTAGAATTTTCACCAGCATTTACTTTGGAAGGTTCGTCGTCCAATGTTGCTATCCATAACGAGTTCTTGGCATCAGCCAACAGCGATTACGGTACAGGTGCAGTGAAGGTCACTTCCATGCGCCCTGTTAAGGCTGGTGAGGTGTGTAGCATTGTCACCACCTCAAGCGACATTGAACTTGACCAAGTGCAAAACAACAGCACGACATTCACAAGTCTTGACAGTACGACTATCAATGTAGCGTCCACCACAGGGTTTGTGGATGCTGGTGTTGCCATTGATGCCAGCGGTGATGTGTTCCGATACACAGGTAAGACGGCTACCTCCTTTACAGGATGCGTGGCTGTCACTGGTAGTTTGGGTGCAATCACTGGTACGATTACACAGAAGTCCTTCCTTGTGGACTTGCAGGGCGGTAGTGGTAGCGGTGATGTAGGCCGTCTGCGAGACTGGTGGATTGACCATGAAATGGGTATTGTGTACTTCAACAACTCCTACCCGTTCTTTGAATGGAACGCCATCAAGGTGGCCTACATCTACGGTGAGCGATATGTTGAGAAAGCCATTGAGGACATCTGTACGAAGATGGTGGCCATTGAATTGCTGATGGCTGACGACCGTAGCGTGTTGATTCCCGAAGGCACACAGAACATTGACCTCGCCAGCAAGGTGCAACTGTACCAAGCCGAAATTGAACGAACACTACCAAAGTACATTGAAATGGTGGTGTTTGAGTGAACCAGCGTGACTTCATGCGTGAGGGTGAAAACATTCATCAGCGTTTGATTGAAGAGGTTTTCAAGAAAGACAAGAACATGCAGGCGCAATTTCGTGAGCAATTTACGACACAGCCTGCCGCTTTTCGTGAGCAAATGGAACGCATTGAGGCTGGTGCTAAGGGCTTCACCATGCAGGACAGTGTGGCTATCAACAACAAGACTGGCGAGCCAGCCAGTGAGGTAGAGAACAAACTCATTCAAGACGCTACGGACAAGGCCATGATGCGTCAAAACCCCGACCTTGAGCGGTACAACATGCGCCACGACAACGGTTTCTTTATCCCTATTGACTTCAAGAAAATCATTGAGAAGGAGGGGCTGTGATGGTCGCCACATGGACAGAAGGGCTGGACGCTCTCATCAACCTCTTTCAGTCCGATTGGAACCGTGGAAACACCAGCAACTATCGCCCTGTCGTGCTTGACATCGCTGATACCTCAGCCGAGAAAGGAAAGCGTCTTGACTTGGACAAACACGATTATGTCCTGCTGTACGAGACAGCCCACAACGAAGAAGCACCCGAACTGTTTTACGACTTTGTAACGACACGCATAAATATCACGGTGGATGTCCGTACAGTTAAGGGGCGTAAGCATTTACAGGCTCTTGAAAACGAAATTCGGAGGGTGATACATACCAAAAGGAAAGGCGACGGTGCAAACTTTGACCGACTCGTGTTCAAAACCCGCACCGATTTAAGCGACCGAAGCAAATTCCTTTTCCGTATGACATTCCAAATTGAAGTCGTGATTTTAGCGGAACTGATACCATAGGTGAACAAGAATGCCATCAACAGTGTACAAGGGCGATTTGGCGGAGGTTTCCTTCGCTCCCGAAGTTGGAATTACTATCACCCCCGGTGGCACGGATTGTGTGGCAACAATCGGTAAAACAGCAGGAGATGATTTTTCCGAAATTGTTTTTTCCGTTCAAGCCAACACCACCCTGTTTGATACGAGTCACAGATTGAAGTACCCTTCCGGTATGTTGGTTGGTTCTCAATTGAAGTTCACTCAAAACTCAGCCTCAACCAACATGGACAGCAAAGACTTGGACAGGGTGTTTACGATTGTTGACAACAACGGCACAAGCCTCAAAATTAGCCCACAAACCTTTACTGCGAATGCAATTGTAATCAACAACAAAACCGACATGCACATCCTTCCTTACAAAACCCCTCCACTCAACACGGACATGACCTTCCTTGGTAGCAGTGAAAGTGTTCTTACCGACCAATTTCTTGGTATCGCTAACGCTCTTACCGTTCCCGAAACCAAGGTTGATTTGAAGCGATTCCATGTTGTTGGTCTTGGTCGTGACACCAGCGTGCAAGTGCCGGGTAAGTTCATCACCGAGGGTGGTTCCTTTGAGGTAGCCATGCACAGTGCCCGATGGCTCAAATACTGTCTTGGTGGAGAAGTTGTTGAGGACGGTAGCGCACCCTCTTCACCTTCCCCTACAACGCTCAGTGCGGCGACCGAGGCTGGACAATCCTTCATTACCGTAGCAAGCGCAACCAGTTTCAATGTCAACAAGTATGTCATCATTGAGGAAGCCGTGGCTGTACCCATCGTGACTACGCATGAAGCAGATGGAGCCACATGGGGCGGTAACTTTGTGGAAACGAAATTTGACAATGCCAACAAACACGAGGCTCGCCGCATCATTGGTGTGGATGGAACTCGCATCTATTTGGACGAACCTCTTCTTTTCCCACACACAAGTGGTGAGCATGTGTACCTGCGAGATTATGACGATGCAAATACCAACGCTCCCGCTATCAGCGATGCTGGTGTGATTACCAATTCACAAACTCACTTGCTTTTCACGCACACCCATCAACCATCCTTTTCCCTTGAGGTATCTCAACGACGAAGAGATGTTGATTCTAACGAAGGTGGCACGGACGGTGGTGCAACTGACTCCAAAGAGTTGACCCGTGTATTCCGTGGATGCAAAGTCACTGACTTCACCATGACTACGGACAACGATGCCGCTCTTCGTTTGGCTGTCAATTTCAACTCCGCCTTGTGCTACACGGACACGGGGCGTTTGAATGGTGGTGCGTCCAATTACGCCGCTCACCGTATGTTTGATGACACCGCTAACACCGCCGCCAAGCGTTTGATTTCGGGTATTGGTGCGAAAACGCAAAAGCCGTACATGTTCTACAATGGTACCATCAACATGGCTGGTCAACAAGTGGCTCAAGTCTTGAACTTTACACTGACTGGTCAAACAGGGATGCAGGCTTTCCACACCATCAACGGACAAAACAGCCAAACGAGTGCAACCGCACGAGTGCCCTTTGGTGGCTCTCGCAACACCAGCATCATGGTTGAAGGACAGACCTCCTTTGAGATGACCATGGAGATTGGTGTGGACGACCCCCTGTTTTACCACAAAATGCGCTCGGCTGAAGAGTTTAGCACCAACGCAGACGGCAACACCAACAACCAAATTCGCATCAACTTTGAGAAAACGACGACCAGTGGTAGCGGCCACACCGAGCGCATGATGCTCATCATTGACGATTACATCATCATTGAGGCACCACTGCAAATCCCCGAAGACAAGGGTATGGTGAAGTCCACACTCAAAATCATGCCAAAGACCATCAAGGTTATCGCACGAGATACCATCATCAAATACTGAGGATTCAACATGAAAACTTCACTTAATCAATACCGCCGTCTTGGAGCACTCGGATATGCCCGTTGGGTGTGCGAGGCTAACGGTGTGGAGTTTGACGATGAAATGGTGTCGCTGTTGGACAACCACGAGATTCATGCCTGTGTAGAAGGCAAGATGACCCCCGTGCCTGCTCCTGCTAACGAACCAGCACCACTGGTGGAAGAGGATGTCGTGAATCCTTTCCCGGCTGACATCCAAGAATACGATTCATTGACCGTCGCAGAACTGCGTGCGCTTTGCAAAGAGCGTGGCCTACCTGTGTACGGCACCAAGGCTGAAATCATCCTGCGCCTTAAGCAGAATGACGGAGGCGTTATTCCCGAAGAAGACCCCGAAAGCCCTGCTGAAGAAGCGGCCCTTGAAGGTGATTCGGAAGCCCCTACCGATGAGGTAGCCGCATCCAATGGAGAGGAAACAAATGAAAAAGACAGTAGTGACAAACAAGAGCCTGTTATTGAAGAATGACGATACGACCAAGCATGTGATTGGGATTGACCCCGACGATGAATCACAGGTCATTGAGGTATGGGTACGAGACATATCCTTCCTTGACATTCAAGCCGCCGCACAAAAAATGCTTCGTGTGGAAAAAGGCGATGTAACTCTTGATTTGGCTGGCTACTGGGAACATGCTTTCTCACATTGGATTACCAAAACAAACCCCAGTTTAACCACTGATGAATTACTTTCCCTCAAAGGACATGTCGGAGAACAGGTCTGCAAGGTGCTACCACAACCACAAGAGTTGGCGGAGGCATTGCAAGGGGGGTTTACCAACCCGACCGAGTGAGGGTTGAAGCATTCCTCAAGAAAGACAAGTATGATGCGATAGAAGATTTTAGCACACAAATAGAATTGTGGGCTTACATTATCGCAAAACACTTTGGAATTTCTTTAATGGAAGTGTATTCAATGCCCCCTCACTTGTTCAAGCAATCGCTTGTTTGGGCTATGGTTTCAACCGAAGAGAACAATAAGGAGATTGAGCGTAAGAAACAACAGGCCAAGGCCGGAGATAGGGAAGTAGTCGGACTGGATTATTCGTTTTTAGATTGGGAGTGAAGATATGTCGTTAATTTCAATGATTTCTTCCATGTCCAGCATGGTTTCGCAAATCGGGCCGGGGTTCAAAGTCGCTGGTACAATGGCGATTGAGGCTTTCAAAAGCGTCATTAAATGGTTCAAGGACAATGTGATAACACCAATCAAGGAAAAAATAAGCGGCCTGTCGTGGGAATCACTCAAAACAAAAGCCGAAGAAACATGGGAAAGTATCAAAGCACTCGTAGATGAAAAACTCGGAGCGTTATGGGACTCATTACCCGACATGCCCGAAGCCCTCACATGGGATTACTACTTTGGAGAGGGTGGAGTCTTTGATTGGGATTTGGACTGGGAAGGTTGGTTTGACTTTGAACTACCCGAAGAGTTGACTTTTGACCATTACTTTGGAGAAGGTGGTGTCTTTGATTGGGACATTGACTACGATGCGTTGTTTGACTTTTCACTGCCGGACGAACTAACCTATGACCACTACTTCGGTGAGGATGGTGTTTTTGATTGGGACATAGATTACGATGGCCTGTTTGATTTCTCACTGCCTGACGAGTTGACCTACGACCATTATTTTGGTGAGGGAGGTGTGTTTGATTGGGACATCAATTGGAGTGGCTTGTTTGACTTTTCACTTCCCGATGAACTCACTTACTCTTACTGGTTTGGTGAAGGTGGAGTCTTTGATTGGGACTTGTCAAGCGTGTTTGATTTTGACGCATGGACTGATTTACTACCCGATTGGAGTTGGAGCGACATCATTCCCGACTCCCTTAGCAACTTCTTTTCCATGGAAAACATTGAAAACGCATTTACTGGTATCAGTGACGCTATGGGTAAAGCCGCTAATTTCTTCATAGAACCAATACGAGAGGGAATCAATTCTCTTATTATTGATAATTTAAACAAAATGATGGGTGCTGAAATACCGTACACAGGGATAAGTCTGCAATCACTCACAGGAATAAAAGACATACCGCATTTGGCTAAAGGTGGTATCGTCAATAAGCCTACGCTTGCCATGATTGGTGAAGACGGGCCGGAGGCTGTCGTACCTCTTACGCAACGCAACAATCCACAAGGCGCAGGCATGGGTGGGGGCACCTTCAACATCACCGTCAACGCTGGTGGCATCACTGACCGCACGGACAAGCGTACACTCGCCCGTGAGATTGGCAACATGATTCAGCAAGAGATGGCCCGCAACATCGGCGGCACCACCATGAGAGGGCGGTACTGATGGGCACGCCAATTCGCCTTGTACGCAACGATGGCGACATCATTGAGTTGATGGCTACCACCCTCACCATGAATGTGGACAGGGGTGTTTCCCCACATTCTATGCCTTTTGCTGGTGGTAATCGGTGGGCTTTTGATTTGAATCTCCCTAAAGCATTGATTACGATTGAAGGAGTAATGACGGACGATGATATACTCAACATGACGAGTATTGGCCGAGATGCTGTAGGGGTCATTGATTTTTCAAGAAGGTACGACAGGGTTGACACTGGTATTTTCGCTCAAGACTCAGTAATTGATGCGATAGTTGCTGATGTCACTCTTAACTCTCCTGCGGCAGATGATTTTTTCATCCAGTTTAACCCATACGCTAAGGTGTACTTGGCAAAACAAAACTCCACTTTTCAAGGAAAAACAGGTGGTGGCTTACATTTCATTGCTGTACATGACGGGACATCGCCTCGCACTGCGGTGCAAATGGCCGCAAGCCTTCACAGCCTTATAGGGACATACGGTGCTGATTTACAACTATCATCAACAATCATCAATTCACCGCTTAACGGCGAAAGCAACACAGCAGTGGAGTTGACAAACATCAATCAAGCCGCCGCTGGAAATGACACACTTTCGTTTCCATACCCAACATACATCAATCGCCCCTACCACATACAATTCAGTGGTGGTCGTAACACTTCACAAGTGACGAACAAATCAGCAGGAGACAAAGTGGCTGAGTTGTTTGCAGTGTTGAACAACAGCAACAATGGCGGTGGTGGGCAAAATGCAATAGGTTTTGGTGGTCTTACAAGTTTACTCACAAAAGCAATCGCAATGAGTGGTCTTGATACCAACGCTGTAGTGGACAGGAGTAATCGGCTAACGAACAAATACGGTGATTACATCACTGCAATACAAATACCGTTTACTTCAAATGTGAATGGAAATGAGTCAATTTTCTATATGCCTACTGGTGGACATAGAAGCGTTACGGATAAAACTGCGAATCGTGCTGAACCTGCGGGCACTGCTTTTGATAGTGAAGACAGACACTACACTGGTATCAAAGGTGCTGTAGCCAATGCAACTTTTGTTCAACTTGGTGGTGAACCGCTTTATTCGTACACCATCAACTTTGCACCGATTGACTGGATATTTTGAGGTGAAAGAATGGTTGCAATCGGTCGTAGTAGTCACGCCTTCTTCTTTGATGGCGTGAGCGATTCGGTGATTATTCCTCAAGGTCGTTTCACCAAGACAGGTGTAAAGGATGCTGACGGCAACAAACTGATGACCAAGACGCTACAGGGTAGCGGCGACATCGTTTCAATTAACGATAAAACAATTGTTGATTTTGTAATTGAGGCGTGGGTCGTGCCCGATTGCGGAGGTGTGATTGCTCACCGAGATGGACAGTTTACCCTTGAATTGGGCACGGTAGATACTCCCGGCCCTGCTGTTTTCAGCGTTGAAGTTGAATCTCTTGCTGGCCCATCGTTTTTCCGTTTAGCAACCGCCACTGATGCCAGTACACGATGGGATGGTATCGTGTACCCACAGCAAGAACATGGCGGCATCCACGACTCGTACAATCGCTATGACAAGAGCAACTACGGAGATGCCACAAATCTCAACTTCAACAACCGACCCCTGTACCATGTTGTGGCTGGTATTAACAAAAACCGTGTGTTCTTGGCCGTCAACGGTGAAGTTGTATCTCAACAAGACATCCCACCCGAAACTCGTCTTGCCCGCTCTACTGAGCATGTGTACCTCGGTGGTAAAGGTGGTGAGTTCCGTGGTGCAATTGAGGCCATTCACCTTTCAAACGATTATGACGAAGGCATGATACTTCCTTCTATGGCTGTTAAAAACAACGCTACTTCTGCGTTGTTTCGCTTTGAAGAACCACTTGACATCGTAGAAGGCACCTACGACTTCACGGCCTTTTCTGCCGCCAGCGACGGCACCACCAAGACGCTGACCATGACGGCGGCTGATGCACAAACGCTCATCGCTCGGTTGACTGGTAAGGCGTATGACGCAACCTCTCCAACTACCACCTTTACTTCCACACCTTATAGCATGGGCAACTACAAGGTCGTGGACTACTACACCAACAGTGGCACAGCCGCTACCCTAAGCGTAGCGCACACACCTTACAACCTACTCATCAACCCCGGTGCCATCAATCGCAACACGCAGAAGCCCAATCAATCCCCACCCGAAAGGGTGCGACTGGAAAGCATCAACGGAAACACGGGTGTCGTGACATTCAACAGCATTCATGTAGATTTCATCAACGGTACAAGCGGTCTGCGTGGTGCTTTACACAGCCGTACAGCCAATGTGGACAATTACTTCGTAGTCATCGGGGCCGACCTGCTCATTGACAACGGCACGGGTAAGCCCTACCAACCTCCACACTACGGCACGCAAATTTTTGACAAGACCGGACAAATGGTGCTTGACGAAAGCGATGTTGGTAATCATGGATTGGTGTACTCCTCGCAGATGGCCACCGATACCACCAACAACCCTTACGCTGTGACATGGCCAGCCACTCTTGACACGCTTTTCCAAGTAGGTCACAGTGGGCGGCACACCTTCTCACACATCACCGGCCATGAGTACATGCGCCGCTATCCCAAACCTACTGAACTTATCATTGACCAGCAGGCTGACGGCTCGGCTGACATTGTGCAGATGGCGTATGACTCCAACACTCGTGATATTGACGAGATGTTTACAATGAACTCACTCCTTGATTTCTACAGTGAGACTCTTGAGGCACCCATCGCTCGCATTGAGAACTCGTCCAGTGTCGCCACCATCGTCAACAACGGTATGCCTGCCAGCAAGAAGGAACTCATCGCCATTGGTGGTAGCGGCTTCAAGTATGCTCCATTCATGCTCAAAGGCCCGGTGCCCGAAGCAGGTGACATTGACGAGAACAACCGACTCTTTCACCTCTTACCGGAAACCGAGAGTCGTGTGGCTCTCTTGCATGTACCAGCCTTGAGGACTTCGCATGACCTTGCCCCGTATGTTGAGGTGTATTACAACGCTATAGACCTCACAGGAGCCAGCATGGGGCAATCCACTCCCATGCTCATGGTCACCAAGACCGTACCAAAGGGTTCACATGATTTGGGAAGCGGTACACGAGTGCTGGATGTCATCACTTCCGACCTTGCTAACACCACACTCTATTCACCCGGTGGTGTGATTTACCTGTCAAATGCCATCAGTGGTTATGGTTCACTCATGCAACAATCACACACGCTGATTGGTGACAACACAGGTGGACAGGACAGCGACACCGAACTTGACCTCAGCCGTACACCTGCATTGTACACCCCACCAAACGATGTCAATGCTGAGCCAGCAGGCCCACCAAAGGCCATCGCTCGCTCACACAACAGTGCTACACACGAGTCCGTGTATCACCGCCTTGCTATTGAGGCCATGAGTTCAAACACAGAAGACACGATTACCGATGAAGGTGCAGGTAAGCGCACACGCCAACCCACCACTGATAAGTCGGGTACGGGTGTGTTTGACCTCGGCCCCACCACACACTCAAGTCGTGTCTTTGAGATGTTTAACATCATTGACAACCTTTTGATTACTGAAGAAGCAGGTTTGCTGGCGAAGATTTTCGTTCAGCCGTCTGTTAAATCACGAGTAAATCAATTGTCGCTGGTGCGTTCCCTTGGCGCAGGCGATACCCCCAACATCGCCAGCATCATGTTCCTCATGAGCCGCTGTCGGGTGCGTGGGGTGTCCAAGCAGGAAAGTCCCGAATCCAACATGTCCACGGTGGTTGTGACGGCTTCGGGTATCGCTGACTCCTTCGTGAACGAGAATGTCTCAGCCGTTGGCAGTGGCTCTCCCGACTCACATGTGGTAAAAGAGATTGAACCCAATGCACCAGTGGTTACAGTCACGCTTGGTGGGCCGGGGCAGGGCGGTGTGAACACCAAACCCACCTTTGACCCAAGCCCGCTGATGCGACTCCCCGGCTCTACTCGTCGCAGTTGCGCTACACAGGCACGGATAGTCACTACGACTGGTGCTCTCAGCATGAGCGTAACACCAGTCAATAACGACTCTCCCGACCTTAAATCATGGGGAACTATTTGCTTCCCACAGGTGGGACGCATATTCCTTGAAGACGGAGCAAGTGCGGCATACACAGAAAAAACAGGTGCGGGTTTCTATTTCAGTGAATCCAACGCAGTAGCCAGCAGGACATTTTTGGACGGTGCAGGCACAGCGTATGCGACTTTTCACGCATGGTGCAATGCCACAGGCATCATCAGTCAAGGCTCAGCAGGGACTTATTTGACCTCGGTTTACATCTTCAACGATGGAGACTTTGACAACGACTCATTAACACAGGACGGTAGCACCGTCAATGACCGCCTGTTCCAATCGCTTGACGATGTAACGCACGACTATCAGTTGGGTACTCAATATGCCAGCACCCGTGCCATGGTAGAGATACCGATATTTCCTCAACAATTCTTTGACCACACCGACCTTGGTATATTTCCCGGCCCCGATAACAGCATGAAAGTGCATGTAGATGCTACCTACACCGCTCACACATGGAACCCAACACCAGTGGGTAGAAGAGCAAACGATGTTGCCACAGCGGATAAGAGCGTAAAATCAGCGTATTCGTACACTATCAATAATCAAAATTACATTGAGTCGGCTACCATTCTTCGTATTGAAGATGCTACTGCATCACATACACACACAAGCACAGGTATCACTGCATATACCGACCATTTTCACATTTTTGTGTCTCATCCAAAAATGTTTCCCGATGCCACAAACTCTTCCGATGCTACTGGTTCAGGGGGTAGCCCTACAATTGTAGCGGTTGATGATGTGGGTAATCTCAAGGGGATTAACCGCCTACGCAGGGTATTTCTCACCAGCGGAGAATGGGCTGTGTATGACAATAATCCAGCGTTAGATGGGTTTTTGTCAATTCCAATCAATGCTACAGGAGGTTATTTTGATGGACATTCCGAGACATTCTTCCAAAACGCAATCGTTGGTGCAAAAATACACACAGGTGGGGGTTTCCGAAATGAAACGCTCATGCCGATTGACTCCGATGCTGAATTGCCATCGTCGGATTTGGAAGGCCGCTCACCCTTTTATTACGATGCGGCGAACATGAAAACGCAAGGTGGGAACCTTGACTACGGCCTGCGCCAGTATGTTTCAGCCGTGGAGTTCAAGGCTGGCCCATTGGCCAACCCACACGCACCTCGCACCATATCAAAACGAGCAAAATCAACCATCATGCAAGCACAAGAAGTAAGTGGTAATGCAACCGATGGTTTTGCATTCAACATCATTCTTGATGATGCTTCACTTTTCCCCGATGTTCCATATTCAAGGGACAGCAATAATAACAGCATTCCTGAACAAGGCGATTTAACCTACATTGCTGAAATTGGCACAGACACTCCGCTTGAGGTGTACTATTTAGGCAAGTTGGATTCAATAGCAGGTGCAAATTCTGTATTGGTAACAACACCAAAAAATGTTTCACTGACTGTTGGAGACTTCATTGGGGCTGAGTTTAAACTTGTAAAAGCAGGACACGCCTTCCAATCCATAGTGAATCCCGCAAACATGCAAAACCAAGAGTTGCAAACGGCTACTTTTCATCCATCTACATCAGCCGAGCAGTGGACATTCGTTGGTGCTACATCAGCGGGTGCATCCACAACGCTAAACATCACAAATGGCAGTAATCGTTTTGCTCATGCTAACACCATCGGCACAAACATTCGCACTGGTGATTTGTTATTCCTTGAAGATTCAAGCAACGCCATTAAGTATGTAGGTGAAGTTGCAGATGTAAAATCCAATTTGACAAGCGGTGCACACACAGTTGTCACGCTTGTAGCCGCAAATGTTGTTGCTGTAGCAAATGGCGACGATGTGCGTATAGGTGTAGGCACCGTTGTGCAGAATGACGCTGATGCTATTCTCAACCGAAGTTGGGTCTATCCATTCACCCAAGGTGGACTACGAGATGGAGATACCGTTTGGATGAACATGACCATCAATAATCCACATGCTGTAGAAGGGTTGTTCGCCAAAAGTAGAGGTGTAATGAATGAGGCTTTTGTTTGGAGTGGATTTAACGGTGGTGAAGGAACATTAGCAAACCGTCCAAGAGACTCTATTCCACTTGAAAACTTTTTGATTGGCAACTCGTGTCTTGAAACAGCACAAAACTTTGCTCAACATGTAAACAAGACGGTGGAGATGAATTACGAGGCTATGGGGTTGGATGCAACACAAGCACCCACCGTAGCCTACATTGACCCATACCTTTCTACTGACGGTAATGCTCGTGTCCTTTTGTTTGATGTGGGACATGACCGTGAGTTCATTGCCTTTCACGACCTTCACATGCAAGTGCAATCCAGTGCCGATACACCAACAATTGGTTTTACTCGCAACATCGCATACGAAGGTGGCACCATCAAACTTGACAAGCATCTTATCAGTGTCAACGGCGGTGCTCCCCATTACTTCACTACGCAAATAGATGTAGCCAATGGATTCCCATCGGAGAACAAGTATGTGCGTTCTACGCAACAATCAAAATTCATTGAAAGTGCCTACGCACACAATGTGCCCAATACAGCATCACAAGACCTCGTGGACGGCACACCCGGCTCCGATACCAAATACACCCTACAAGACCCAAGTAGCCTTGGGAACAATCCATTGTTGCGAGGTAAGGGACACGGACACTTTGTACATACTGGATTATATCACGAAGAAACAGGGAACACACATACTGTGGGTGATAGCGTGCTTCCTCGTGTACAACCTGCTGTGGCATCAGTGTATTACGCAAATGAAATTCACAAGTTGATTCGCAAAGCAAAAGAAGGAGATTTGTTGTTGCGTGAATTAAAATTACACCGTGCAACTCAAAACCCCACTACGCATTCTCTTAAAGACGCAAGCACACTGTTTGATACTCCCGATGGTACTCGTGTTATCTCAGCGTTTCTTTGTTTAAAGGGTAAAAGAAACACTACACTTGAACTTGCCAACCATGAAGAGTCTCGCTTGCAACACCTCAAACACTGGACACAAATGGACTTTGTACGCCGCATGACACTTGATTTGGGTGAAGTTGGTGTGAAGGAGGGTGTCACTGACATTGAGGCGGCGGCACGAGAAATGGTGCGCCTCATCAATCAAGGGGGTGCGCTTAACGGTCGCACACATGCTCGTCGTCCATCACAACAATACCCCGGTGAAAGTGAGCGGCTTGACCTCACTCGTATTGGTGTGCGGCAAGACACAGCAGACCCGAATAAAGACCCAACCTCCGCTCACATCAACGCTGACTTTGCGGCTACAGGCTCTACCTATGACCCTGCTCCCTTTTGGTATGGAGACATCGCCTTTGACTCACATGACCGTGGTTCACACATGGGTTATGTACGGGCGCACATGGGTCGGGTTGTTGAAGACATCAACGGTAACGAGGGCTATAGCATTGTTATTCACTCTACTATTCCCGGTGCATCGGGTCGCAACTTCTGTGTGTGGCTTGACAACAGCAAAGGGCAATCTTCCTATCAACCGCAATTCCTCATCGGTCATGGTGGTCGTTTCCGCAATTTTTGGGCACAACCCGATGAAATACTGAGTGAAAACATGCACCCTGCTCCTATGCCGCTTAACAAGGATGGAAGGCCATTTGCACCAGTCTCTACTTTGCGTGAGTTCGTAGCGCAGGAAGAACCCGATGAGGCTTTTACCAGCAATCACGACATTACCCCACGCCGCAACGAAACGGCTAACCCAAAGGGCCGAAACATTTCCGCTCACCTTGGTGGTATTTCGCACAACAGCGTAAACGACGAATCGTTTGAAACACAAAGCCCATCCACTGCGCTGGTCAAAGGATTACGAATGGGTAAACAGGCAACTGGTCGCATCAACTTTGGTGGTCTTGTGGCATCCGGTGTACCGGGTTTTTCACCCATTGCAGGTAAGCATGGTCTTGGACGCAAAGGTGATGACTCTTTTGACAAATTGTACAATGAAGGCTTACCCAAAGCGGGCACATCCCCTACAGCCATCACTTCATACAGTGGACATGTAAACACTGCTGAAATAACAGACGATGCGGTAGGAGACACACCATTGTACGGTTTCCGCTTTAACGACCACCGAGGACAAGGTTACGGTGTGCGTTTCATTTATCGCAAAATGGATGAAGCGTTTGCCAACGATTTGACAACCATACCCTCTACACTTGATGATGAGATTTGCGTTTACTTTAACGATGGGGATGTGGCTAAGGGTGGTTTTACCATTGGTCATCATATGCTTGGCTTTGGTGATGCTACAGGGCGATTGGATGTCACTACTGTCACGATGAACAGTTGGCGAGGGAATCAATGGCGAGGGGTGTATGCTCCTTCTGCTGGTATTGATTGTCAAATATCATGGAATCATAGTAACTCTACGCTAACCGTGCAGTTTGGTGCGCCATTTGATAGTGGACAGGAACTTGGCAACCACCCCGACCTCCTTGGTTACCTCGGCTTCCCTCGTCAAAACGGTGTCATTCAAATCACTGACCCATTTACTGGTACAACAACAAAAGGCACTGTTGGAAATGTCATTTCTTACGAAAGCCGTACACAATTGAACAGTGCTGGTGATTCGGGAGTTCACACATTCTACGGCGTGAGAGGAAGTGAGTTTGCTACATCGCATTCAATAGAAACTATTGGAGATACATCCTTTGACCCCACAATAAATAGCGGTACTGCCACTACTGCTCAAATGCTTAGCACATCATCCAGTCTTATCATCAAAGCACTTATTTCACCACGAATCAATTGGACGACGCTAATGACTGACGAATTGATGGCGGCTGTAACGGCTGAGGCTATCAACTTGGCCGACCCAAACACACCCGAAGGTGTTCCGTTTGATTGCCGACACATGTACGCTGTTGACGGGCGTACCTTTGGAGAGTGGGGTGTGGCCGCTGATGCCATCCGAATCCGTGCCCACAACCCACAGCGTGGCGCACGCCCACTGTCCACAATGTTTGAAGCATCACTGCACCGAGACTTGGGTATTGAGGCACCGCATCTTGAATTTGGTGAGTACGAAAAACTTGACCAGTCATCAAACAGCCAATGGACGGTCACGGCACCAGCGGCTTTCAACAAACCCGTATCGGATGCTGATATTGAAGACAATCACCGCAAAGTAGATTGCGGCTACTTACCCCACACTGTCTTACAGATTCGCACAAAATCCCGTGGTTATCACACCAACACACCCACGCCCATTCTTGTTGACTCCTATAACGACCCTGTACCTACCAAGACTTGGGCAAATAATCTCAAAGGGTTGACTTACACTTCTCGTAGCGGCGACCATATTTTGCCCGCTCTTGACAACGCCTTGGTAACTACAGACTTTACCCACAGTGATGATATTTTCACTACAAATTCCGGTGAGACAACGACACATATACTTGTTCCGGCAGGGGAAGAAGCGGCTACATTTGCCAGCGTTACCAAGTTGGTTTCTTTCGGTGATGCAAAGGTCATTTGGTCGGGAAGTAATAGGTTCGCTACTGTGACTTCTGTTCAAGGTGCTAATTCAGCAACTAAACTGAAAGTTGTTGCAATAAATTACAATGAAGAATGGAATACATTGTACGGAGCAAGTGCTGATAGGGCTGATGTTTTGTTGATGCTTCATGCTGACAAGGATTTCAGCGGTTATCGTTTGTATGGTAGCATAGAGAGTGAACCTGTGGTCTTCTTCAAGAACGGGCGTGACAGCAACGACCACAGCGTTCCACTCTACTTTGGCGGTGGATTCAGTGGAGTGGTGTTGGATGTCAACGACGGTTCGCAAAACGATTACTCGTCATTCTACACACATCCATACTCCAACGGCCCGACTGGTACAGCAGGCATACAGAACGCTAACGAAATTAGCACAGCGTATGCGCTGGTAGATTGCAACGCCCTGCTTGCTTTCTTCCCCGGCACGCCACTACTCAACCAGCATCGTGGAAGTATCAATCCACCAGCGTTTAATCAAAACAATGTATTGTCTCCCGACATTGATGCGGGAACTTTAGCAAATCATAACGCAAATCCAAGTCATGTAACAGCACGCTACACTGCTGGCATCGTGCGTCAACGACCTATACCGCTGGTCATGCGTATGCCTCATCAAACGGCACGCTACACTGACCATAAGACAGACACACCTTACTTCACAACTTACCTCATCTACGGCCCCGGTCAAGCATTCCCATTCAATGAAACAGCAAGCAACCTTGGTGATGTAGAACCACACCCCGGTTATGTCGTGACCATCTGCGTCTTTTGGATAA